CCATATCACCATAAAATGTAGCGTAGGCAAGTATACCTAAAGGTGCTAATATAAACGCACCTAATACTAAATCTAGTATTAATGAGCCATTTCTTTTAGCTCTTTCATTGCCTGTTGCCATTTCTCGCATAGCAATATCGTGTTTACGTTGGCTTTTTTCTTGCCTTCTTTGCATGAAAGTACCAACAGCTTTAGAGCCTATGTTAAATAATAATCTATAAGGTAACATTTTTATAACCAATATAGAAATATAGACCACGCACAGAAAGCTATAACTACTTTCTTGTTGTCTTTAATTTTCGTTACAACATGGTTTTTCCATTGTGTAAGCGTTTCACCATATATCATCATACTGCTTCTCCTATTTTTACACATTGCATACTTATGCTAATGTTTCTTCTAATAAATTCTTCGTTTACTGAGTCACCTATTTCACGTGCAACATTAAAACACTCTTGTGGTGTTTGATAATATTGTGTAGTAGGTAAATCACCAAACATACATAAATTTTCACCATTTACTGCTAATACGCAGAGTAATGCTGTTATCTTAAACATGCGTTTACTTTATACTTAGCACACCAATTACGGTTGCTACTATTGTTCCTAAGAAAACTAAAACTTTTACCATTCCTTTTCCAGTAGAAACATCTGTTCGTAAAGATTTAACTTCTCTTTTTAATTCATTTATACTATTTTGTATTGTCTGCATACGCTCTGCACACAGACGTTCATGGGCAGAAAGTCTTATACCTGTCGCTTGGTCTACAAGCTGTTTAGGTGTTACTGATTTTTTTCTTGCCATGTTAAAAATAATTAATGTTTAAAGTTATACGAACATTTTGGTCAGTAGTTGTTGTACTGTGATGTTCATTAAATGAATTAAAATGTAAAATACGATTTTCTACAGACTGAACTTTTTTATCTTGGTCTTTTAAATAAGTATAACCGTCACAAGTATTTAAATATAACAACGCTGACTTTAGTTGAAAGTCTTGGTCTTTATGTAGATTATGCTTAAATAATTTAGGTGTTCTTGGATATAAATTTAATTTTATATTTCTGATTGCTTTTACATTTAATTTTTCTAATATAGGAACAAACATATCAAATTTGTCACTTTGTATTCTAAAATGATTATAGAGTTGGTGACAAAAATAATAATTATCTAAAGTTTGTTTTTCATCTTTAAAAGCAACTGTACTTTGAAAATACCATTGTAATTGATTACCAAATACTAAATCCTGTAAAGATTTAAAATATTCTTTATCTAAATAATTATCTTCTATTTTTACCATCTTGTTCCAAAGTTAAATGACATTGATATTCTGTCTTCTTTAGTTTCGTTTGGTTCTACGAAGTGTCTTAAATATGACGGAAACAATAATAATAAATTAGGTTCTGCGTTCCAATAATAAGCAGGATAATTATATTTTGTTGTTTCATCAACTTTTGCACCATTAGTAAAATAATCAATTCCACTAAAAGGGTGTTCAAATACTATGTTTCCACATTTAGGTTTTTGTGGTGTTTTAAAATAAATAACTCCTGAAATACAACAACCTGCATGTACGTGTGCTTTATTAAAATCTCTATGGTTGCTTATGTTTGTCCAAAAGTTAGCTAGAAATAATTCTGCATTTATTTTAAATAATCCATAATATTTATTTACGTGTGGAAATATTTTATCAAATAAAAATTTATAATTATTATAATCTAAATCGTTAGTTTGATAGCCACCTTTATTACTAAGGTGTCTTCCTTTAGGATTTTTTTCTTTTTCCTCATAGGACATTTTAATAAGTTTATCCGTATCAATATCTAAAATTGCGTTATAGATAGGTACTGGAAATATTTCTGTGATATTATTCATTAATTTTTAATTCCTTTCCGCCAATAAAAATATCTTTTTCTTTATCGTAGTAATCACCTGCACTAGGATAATGACCTCTTATTTTACTGTTATAGGAACATTGAATCCATTTTGTATTCTCACCATAAAGTGATTTACAAAACTCAATACCTTTAGTTTCGCTTTCCTGACCATCAACTAACAACTCATTGTTATTGACTACGATAACTCTCTTAATAATATTGTCTTCGTCTAACTCTGCGAAGTGTGCCACAAAATTATTCCCACGCTTGGTTTGCTTCGTTCCAACTATCTCCGCTTTCAGCAGTTTTAGCTACTGGTGCTTCCCAAGAATGGGGTGTAGTTGAAGTGTCTTTTGTCCAAGACGCAAAAGGTTTTGGTAAAGTAAATGTTTTAGCTTCATCATCATAATAACAACCAACTCCACATAATTCATTAGGTGCTATAACCCAATTATCTTGTTTAGTTATATCTTTGATATGTTGTAATGCTCCGCTTTCAGTCATTTCATCATTAGGGTCAATGAGTGATAACTGATTTACTTTGTTTCCAATTCCAATTTTAGCTAAATATTTCATATTTTATTTTCTCCTATAATTAGAATGATGATGTAGTGAAACTTCCACTACCAGTAAATTTAAGTACCTTGTCACCACCAACGTCTGTTATTGTTGGTGAACCAGTTGAAGATGAGTAAAGTGAAGAAGCCATTCTAACAATTACAACGCCTGAACCACCGTTAGCGTTTTGATTACCTGAGTAGTTTTGACCACTACCACCTGCTCCGCCACCAGTATTTGCCGTTCCTGCTTGACCTTGATTAGGTTGCGTACCGCCAGTTCCGCCACCGCCTTGTCCGCCTGAACCTACGTGACTTTCTCCTGTTTGGTTGCAACCGCCACCACCGCCACCTGCGTAGTAAACGTCTGAACCTGTGATGTTAGATTGTTTTCCGTCACCACCGTTTCCGACTGATGAAGCACCTGAACCTGAAGTCACATTTTGACCTGATTGTCCTGCTCCACCGCCACCTGCTCCGCCTGAAGTTGTAGAACCTGATTGGTTTGTTCCACCGTCATTTCCTTCGGCAGGTGTAAAGCCACCTGCATTTCCTGAACCTGCGGAAGAACCACCTTGTCCTGCTCCACCACCTGAACCGCCTGATTGTCCTGAGTTTTGTGGGTGAGAACCGTAGCCACCGCCTGTGCCAGTAATCGTTGTTATTCCTGAACCTGAGATAGAGCTGTTTCCTGCGGTTGTGTAGGAATTACTTGTTCCACCACCGCCACCGCCAACTGTGACTGTGTACGTAGTAGTACTTGTAAGTGCGAATTTATCGTCAGAAGTTCCACCTCTAAATCCACCTGCTCCACCGCCACCGCCATTGTCATTGCCTGATGAGCCACCACCTGCAACAACTAAGTATCTTGCTTTAGCTTCGTTGAAAACGTCTGAACCTTGTACGTTAGTTGGTAGCCAACCTTTAGTAGCGTCTATGTAAACTATTTCTACAGTTTGACCTTGCGTAGTAAAAACTGGGTCTAATGTACTATCTCCTTGAAAGTTTACACTTCCAATAGCTAGAGTTAAAGCATTAGTGTTAAAACTTCTTGCGTAGTCTCTAAAAATTATTCTGTCACCGACACTTGGTGAAGTTGGTAGAGTAGCAGTAATTGCTCCGCCTGAAGTATTTACTGGGTATGCTTCTGAAGCTGACGCAGTAAAGTTAGTAGTTTTAACTGACTGCCAAGAGATAGCAATAGAAGCAGTTCCTTTTGCTAAGAAAGCCCAATAGCTAGAGTTTATAGCTCCTGCTGTTGAAGGTTGTTGCCCTGTGCTATCTGCTACCGCTAAATAAGTTGATAAAGTTCCGCTATCTGTAAACTGAACTACTGCTCCTTTTTGATAAGCAGTTCCACTTGCCCAAGCTGATGATTGATAATTTGAAGCTACACTTGCACCTTTTGCAAACATAGCCCAATGAGTTGAGTTAATCGTTCCGTTAGTTGACGGTGTTTGACCTGTAGCCGTTGAAGTAATTTTCACATAGCTAGAAGTTTCACTATCGTCAGTAAACTGAACAACATCTCTAGGTGCGTATGAAGTTGAAGCGTCATACGTTCCTTTTTGAGTAAAAGAAATTTTACCCAAGTCTACTGTTGCCATAATATATTTTCTCCTTAATTAAATTTAAAATGTTGCGATTAGGTTTCCTGAAGCATTGAGTGACCAAGTATAGCCTGAAGGTGCAAATATCTTGTCATCAAACGCTTCGTATTCTGAAGCAGTAATACTGTCTGCTCCGTTGTTTGTTGTTGTTAATCGTAGAGTTTCTTCAATACCATCTCCGTCTACGTCTACTAAATCAAAACCATAAAACTCCGCAACATTTACTGAAAGAGTTAAGGTTTCATTTGCTCCTGCATTAGTAACTGTCTTATTAAGAGAACCACTTACTGCAAGTTTATCATTAAGAACCCCTGTTCCTGTATCACTTCCTGTGACTTTAACATTTTGGTCTTGGGAAGCGATTGTGTTCCAAGAAGCTCCTGAATAATACTTTAATTCGTTTGAAGATGTGTTAAAAACTAGGTCTCCTGCATCTAATGATGTAGAAGGGTCAGAAGACGCTATTCTATATCTACTATGAAAATCGTTTACTGAGCCAATATTTGTAGCTAAAGTGTTAATATTAGCTATGTCTGTTCCAACTGTGTTAATATTTGCAATGTTAGTTGCTACCGTATCAATCTCTGCTACTGCTTCATTCAAATCATTAGCAACTGTAATAACTTTTGCAATATCAGTAGCTACTGTATTTACGGAAGCAATGTTAGTTGCAACAGTATTTACGTTGGTATTGTTAGAAGCTAATGTTGCTAAATCTGTAATTCCTGCAAGTGTCGTAATATTAGCTTTATCTGATGCTGATAACCACGTATTTTCTAAATAATTCTTCGTTGCGGCATCTTGTGCAGACGTAGGGTCAGCTACATTTGTTAATCTTTTATTATTAGCGTCCCATTGAAAATTTGTTGCGTCTACTTTAATTCTATCACCTGCATCATCAATCGCTTCTTGCGACATAAAGAACGCTTGGTCTGAATCTGTATCTAAATCTGACTCTGTTAATACTGAACCTGACGCATAATCTACAAGTTTAGTACCTTGTGATGTTCTTCGTCTAATCTCTATGGCTACGTTGTTTGCAGGTGCAGTATTAAAGGTAACTGTCGTTCCTGCCGCATTTAAAGTAAAGGCGGTAGTAGCAACTCCTGCTAAAGTAACAGTCAAGTCTGCTGTACTTCTATAACTAAACGGTATAGAATACGCTGTTGTACTGCCGTTACCAGTATATCTTACAAAACTATTAGCCATTAAATTCCTTAATTTTAATTATTTTATCTAAAAGGGGTACTTTATTGTAATTGTGATAATATTTGGCTTTCTTGCTTACCATAAGTTTCTTTGTACCCATTAATTGTAGAAACTTTGCCATTATCAGCTTCAAAGAAAGCATATTGCATTATGTATTCTCTTGATGCTCTTTCATATTCTCTAATAATTTCTAGTATATATTTATCACCTTGATATTTACCTGCATATAATCTGTTGTCTCTTAAATATCCTTTTCTATTATATGCTGAATTTGGATTTTCTAACTCGTATATAATACGTTCATTAAGTGTTCTACCACCTAACAATATTTGAGATTTAACTTGAAGCATAGCTTCATACAAAGTTGTACCTTCTCTTAATTCTATGTTGTTAGCTAAAACTTTAGTAGATTTCATTTTAGTAACATTATATTCTTTTAAATTAATATCTAATTTTGTACCTACATCTACTTTAAATCTAGGTCTTTCCCATAATATATTAGAATTTTGTAATATAGATTTTGCTCTTTCAGTTAATATATTTTTACCACGTCTATCTACAATGTTAGCACTCCAATGACTTGTTACTGGAAATATATCTTGCCAATTACCTAATAACAAACCTTGTGGTTTTGGATATGTATTACCTAACGCATCTCTTCTAGGAGATAACGCATCACCATAATTTAATAATTCAAACTGACCATCAAGGTATTCATCATTTATAGTTTTTGCTAAAGCATAAGGTGTAGATTGTGTTAAATGGTCAATCATATTCATTAACTCTACTTCTGAATCACCAAATACTTTATTAGACCATCTCCAACCAGTAGCCGCAGGTATAAGTTTACTTGCACTTCTACTAAAATATCTATCTACTTTAGATACATTAGCCGCACCTTCTTCATTAGTTGCTTCTGTGTCACTAAATATTGCCATAACTTCAAAGAAATCTTGAGTCATTAAGTTACTAGCAAATATGTTAGACCACAATGCAAATGATGAACTTGCCATGTGTGTAAAAAATTCTAATATTTTATTTTGTTCTATGCTGTGTGCAGGGTCGTCCCATAAATCACCTAAGTCTTCTATAGAATCTTTTATTGCCGCAGTTACCATAAATGGTATAGACAACGGAAAGAATCTTGATAATGAAACATATCTATCTACACCATTTTCATCTTGATATTTATATGAAAATCTGTGTTTTCTATCTTTTGTTTTGTAACCTGTAATTTTATCGTTCATAGCATAGTATGTTGCCATACCATATACTGTCATACCTAAATAACTTAGAGCTTCTGCTTTTTGTCTAAGCACAGGGTCAGACGCACTACGCATTGCTCTATACTCCATGTTTAATTTATTTAACATAGGTGTCATTTGCCACCCATACTTAAATAAACTTACTGGTGTTTTTACAAAGTGTAATCCTGTTAATACTCTTATTAAAGGATATTGATTACTTAATTTTAATAATAAATCTCCAAAGTTATTAGAACTTTGTTTTTGGTCTGGGTAAAATTGATTAGGGTCTAATGCTTCGTTTCTTAAATTTTGTGTAAATGAACTAACTCTTGCTGTATATGTAGGGTCGTTTGCTACAGACTTTGTTAAATCATCTAATGATTCTACTTCTAATCTGTTAAAAGTTTTTGTTTGTCTAAAGTTTCCGAACTCATCTTCATATTGAAAATATAGCTCAGACCATTTCTTTTCAAATGGAGTTTGTGTTACTTTTTGACCTTCAAGATTTAATAACTGTTTATCTAATTTATTTATCTTTTTAACATTAGGTTTATCTTGTGCTTTTTCAAATCTAATGTTTTCTTTTAAATTTCTAATATTTTCTTCTATTTTAACAATTTGTGTTTTATTTATTTTTCTTCTTTTATTCCATAACTCAGGATAAAATGTTCTCATTCTTTGATTAACATTTGCTACTCTTTGAGCTCTGTTAAATATATTTTTTGTAAATGTATCTCCTGCTCCTAATCCTCTTAATGATAAGAAAGATAGTTTACCAATAGGAGAAGCAACATAAGACAATGCTTTCTTTAACATATTATTAGATTCTCTAAGTTGTGTAATATATGTTTCCATGTTTCTTTGTTGTCTACCATCAAATCTATGCTCTATAGTATCACCAATACTTCTGTTAGCTTTCCATGCTAATTGTGCTTTTTTAAAAGCTATTTGAAAAAATCTTGTTTGTGCTAACATTAAATCATTAGCCATTCTTATTTTATTTAAACCTAATTTACCTTCACCTCTGGCAAAACTTATAAGACCACTATAATAGTTTTCTACTATATTAGACTGAAATCTAGCTATTGTAGATAGTATGTTAATTTCATGTGTAGTAGGGTCAAATAGTAAGTTACCTGTTACATATTCATTTAATGCTTCAGACAATGTAACTCTAGTATCTTTTTTTGTTCTATTATATTTTCTAATAAATTTTCTTAATAACTCATCATTACTAGACAATTCAGCAAATTGATTAATAGCTTTAACTTGCTCTTCTGGTGACATTTTTTCAATACGTGCCAATATATTAGGCATTTCTTTTGTTATAGCAATGTCTGCATCTAAACGAAGTCTATCTGCATCTGTCATTTCTACGACAAGTTTTTGGGATTGTAGTGCGTCAGATACACCTTCTACTGACTTGATGTGATTGTTAAGTAATAATTGTTTTTCTTTTAGAGC